GACACACCGGCGGGGACGCGGCCAGATCAACCGCCACCACATAACAATCCTTCACCACCCCAGCGAGCATGCGGTCATGCTGGGCGTTGGCGTAGCTCATATATCCTCCGCCGGGACAAAGTCCTCTTTGACGTCATCGTTAAAGCCAAACAGCAGCATGCCCGGCGGCTGGTCAGGCCAAGGCCACTCTTCGGGGCCTAGGTAGACCTGCTGCGTCCATTCCACCAGCCAGACGGTGTAGCCATCCAACGCCGGCTGGGTCCAGTCCTGCTGAGCTTGTACGAACACGGCGGGTTCGACCGGTAACCCCCACGTCTGTGCGCGCAGCAACACGGCGAGCTGGGTCGCCAATTGCACGGCCTGCTGTTGATGGTGCGACTTGATCGGGTCGACGATGATGCGTGCCTCGAACTTGCACACCAACGTTGTTTCGCCCGTGCCAATGTCGGGACCTGGTTCGATCTCAGCCAGCTCCAGAAACACCGCAGGCAATGCAATGCGGTCTTGGATATTCGGCCAGGCGCTCACGGTCTTAACCCCCGGCAGGTGAGTCGCCAGGTGCTGCTCGACCGCCAAGTAAAGCTGGTCCAGGCTAAAAGGCTCATCAGTCATTAAGCGATCCTCTTGAGGTATTTCTGCAGCTCAAAGTTGAGTTCTTGCTTCAGGATCGCCAGCAAGATTTCATCGGCGCGTTTGATCCAACTGTCGAAGTGCGGCCGCGCCCGCTCCAGCGACACCTTGGCCTTGGCCAGAGGAAAACGGTTGCCGTTTTCCTCGACAAAACCCGAGCGGCGACGGCCCTGCTCCGTATCGGGATAGTCGTCCGCCGAGAACTGTTTGCTTGCGGTGCGAATCCAGATGTCGGGCCTGTTGCCGTACACCTTCTTGAGAAACGCGCCCTGGTAACGCCGTCCGGCCACCGACACGCCACTGCTGGTCTGACGTGCGCGACCGGTGCGACTGGCCTCAATGGCATTGAGACCAAACCAAAGCTTGCCGCGCATCGTGCCTCCGGTGACTGGATAAGCCCGCAGGCGTTGCCGAACCGCTGCGATAGCAATCCTCTCCTGCTGGCCCACCGCCCGAGCAATATGCGTACGCAGGCGCCCCAAGGTTTTGTTGATTGCCCGCCGCTGAGCAGCAGCTGCGGCTTTTGGCAGCAACTTAGCAAAGTCCTGAAACGCTTGGATGTGCACCGCTGACGGCTGGATGGTGAGCATCCCGCTGTTGCGTTTTTGCTCCGAATAGCTACCGACACTCATGGGCGTAACCTCAGAATCAAGGCGACCAGACCGTCACCGCTCGGCTCCAGCTGCAGCAGGTCGTAGTCACCGCCGCCATCCAAAGCAGGCAAGTCGACGCTGACCAGCAGGCCCTGTTCCAGGCCTTGCGAATCGCTGACGCGTATCTCGAACCGAGGCTCACGCAAGCCGGTGTTTAGCTTGCCGAGCTTCGGCTGCAACCAGGGCGCGGCAAACATGCCGAACACTGGTTCTTCGCGACCCTCAATCCGCGCGGTATCGCCCAGTGTTTCGAACACCACCGCGTCGACCTCGGCGACCAGGTCACGAAAGCTCACGATCAGAGTTCCAGCAGGATCTGAGCGAGCGGTCGTGTGCACAGGTGCAGCGGGTTGGACTGGGCTTCACCGGCCATGCCTTTGTTGAATGGCAACGGCTCGATCTTGCTGTAGTACGGCACGCCCTCGGTGTTGACCGTTTCCATGTAGTCGGCCGGCGCAAACACCGAGATGTACAGGTCGGGTACGCCTTCGGGAATCAGCAGCGCCTTGTCGTCATGGATGAAGGTCACGCCCGCGATCTTGCCGCGATAGCGCTCCCAGACGATGCCGCCAAACTCGAAGCTTTCACGGGCATCACCACGCAGGGCCGCCGCTTGCTGGCTATTGAGGAACGTTTCCTTGACCGACTTGTGGACGACCAGCTTGTTCCAGAAGTTCTTGCCGCAGAGTGCCCGCGAGCCGCTGCTGGTAACGCTGCCGAGCGCGTCCTCCTGCAGGTCCAATGCATCACCACATTTGACGCGCAGTTCGGTATCGGGACTGTTCAGCCCCATGGACATTTTCTTGCGCGTCACGCCGAAGGTTTTGTAGATATCCAGCAGCACCGTCGAGCCGTCTGCATCAAGGATCTGCCCGTTGAGCGCGCCCATACGCTGGAACTCATGCGTGGCATCGAGCTGACGACGGGCTTTGGCCAGACGCTTGTTGACCACGTCCTGAACCGCCTGCAACTCGGAGCGAGAACCGAAGGCACGAATGCCCTGAATCTCATCGGCCTTGATCGCAAAGCGTTGCGGCAAGTGCACAGTGTTGAATGGGATCATGTTGCGTTTGGTGCCGCTGACCACGAGACCGGACGTGCCGCGCTCACCCGCTGGCACCAGCGCCAGAGTGTCGCCGTCCTTTTCGATCTGCACCGTCAGGGTGGTGATGCCCTCCTCCTGAAACAGACCCAGGCTACTGATGCGGCCCGGGAGGTACTCTTGTTCGTTGATGGCGGCGGTCAGCGAAGAGACCGAAAACGCGTCATCGTTAAAGATTTCAATGTCAGCCATGTAGCTATCTCCAGAAAGCAAAAAACCCGCACTGGGCGGGCTGAGTAATCAGGGTGATCGACCTAGCGGACGATCAGGAAATGAGTCGCCAGGGCTTTTTCCGCCGCTGGATCCAGACCGGTCAGGTGTGCTTCGCTGACTTCGGCCAGACGCACCACCGCGCGACCGCGACGGGCCACATCCGACTCGCCCAGTGGACCGTAAAGAATAGCAATCGCGTTTTCACTGCCGTCTTCAGCTTTCGGGTCATAGGGGGCGAATTCGCCGCTCGTGCTGACCAGACCGAGGATCTGGCCGGGCTCCAGCGCTGGCCCGGCCGCGACGTTGATGGCTTCGCGGGAAATGGTGCCGGCTGCTTCGGACAGGAGGAATTCGCCTGCGTGCATCGGCTCTCGTTGAATCGTCATCGTCTTGCTCCTGTAACGGATTGAGGTTTAGCGGTCTGCGCCGCTTGGCGGGCGGACCAGATCGAAGGCTGGTCAATTTTTTTGGCCTGAACCTTGGGTGTCGGGTCATCGTCCAGCGGTAGACTGTTGTCGATTTCAAAGCCCTTTCCGCTGGTGACAATCCTGTCGAAGAGACGCGCTCGGACCGCCACAGCATCCAGCCCCGCTGCAACGTACTCGGCACTGAACTCCGGCAAACGGGCGGCCACGCAAAGGTCATTCACTGCCTTGGCGCGGGCCAGGCCAGCCAGAACAATCTCTTCGCTTTCGAGCTGGGTCGAACTGAGCAGCGATTCGACCAGGTTGCTGATGCCCGCCGCCGTACAGCGCTGGGTGATCATCAGTGCCAACTTGGCCGAGTCGACTACCACCGGCACCAACGGCGGATCGTTGGGCTCCAATTCCGAATCATCCGGATCGGCTTCGGGTGGTTCGTCGAGCTGAGCCAGCAAGTCAGCCGGCGCGTGTTGGTATCGCTGCAACACTGCGCCTTGGCCGAGGCAGGCCTTGACCGTGATGCCGTCGCCGACTTCATCAGCCAGACCCAGGGCCACGGCTTCATTCGCCGTCAGCCAGGTTTCGGCGCTGACCATACGCCGCAGCTCGGCGTCATCGATGTCGGGCGCCTTCGCCTTGTAGGCCGCAATGATCGCCTCCAGGGTCTGATCCAGCACATCCGCGACTCGGCGAAAGTCTTCAGCATCCCCACCGGTGTAGGTGTATGGGTTGTGGATCATCAACATGGCATTGGCCGCGATCACCACTCGGTGCGCACCGCACACCGCCACGCTTGCGGCACTGGCGGCCAAGGCATCAATCCGGCCGGTGCAGCGCTCGCCCAGCCGCGACAGCGCGTTGTGCATGGCCAGACCATCGAACAGGTCACCGCCGATACTGTTGAACGCGGCCACCACTGGTGAAACGCCATCATCCATGGCCCGCAGATCCTGCACGAACTGATTCGCAGTGATGCCCCACGCGCCGATCTCGCCATAGACGAAAACTTCGATCACTCGATCGGTCGCTTCGCCGCTGGCATTAACGGCATACCAGGTCTTGTCCTTGACCTCGACGCGTTTGCCGGCGCGGTTGTAAATACGCGGTTTCGCATTTTTGCTCATGGTTGCTCCTTGTCGTCGGTGTCTTCGACGGCATCCAGGGTGTTGTAGTTGAGGCCCAGCACTGTGGCCCGCGCCAGATCGGCGGCGTTTTCCAAGTCGACCGTTTCGGCGTCGTAGCCAGTGCGCAGGACCATCTCGCTGCGCGAGGCAAAGCCGGCCTGCACTTCCATCCGTCGAGCCTGCACGTCGTG